CCTGCAGGCTGCCGTCGCTGCAGACGCACCAGATGGATTCATGCGGGGTCTGCTGCCAGGCCATGGCGATGACCGGCGGGATCAGGCCGCGGTAGCGGTTGAGATTCAGGGCCTCGTAGCCGTCCTGACCGGGGACCAGCAGCCGAAGGCGCCGCCCCAGCTTCTCGACAAACACCACCCCGGCGCCCACAAGGATGGGTTCCACCCCCAGGCCGCCCCAGGCCGTCTCGGGGTTCTGCTGGGTGTTGCCTGGGCCATAGGGTTGCTGGCTGGTCTGCTGGCGCAGGCTATGTTCGCCGCCATTGGTGCCGACCAGCAGCACCGACCGGGTGGGCATGACCCATTCGACCGGGTTGCCCTGTACCGACTGGATGGACAGGACCACAGCACAGTCCGCCAGCACCTCGCCATTTGCCCGGGCCTCGAAATTGCCGAAGTCGGCGGCCGTGGACTGCCAGACCTGCTGGCCGCGAAACCAGCTCAGCCGCTCCCGGAAGAAACAGACATTGTCCGGCCAGCCGGCGGCCGCCGACCAGGCGCCATGGGCCCAGCGATAGGTCGGCTGGCTGGCCAGCTGCCCGGGCAGGCGGGACAGCACTTCGCCCGTCGCCTCGGTCGGGCTGGCGACAGAGGTGATCCTCAGATGGCCATAGCCCGCATGGAGATACTCCCATTCCACGCCGATGGAGCCGACCGCCCCGTCGCCCTTCTGTTCCTCCCCGGTGCCGTCCCAGTAACGGCCCCTGGTATGGACCGGCAGCGCCTCGCCGCAGATGGCCGGCTTGTCCCCGGTGTCCACAGGCCCTGTCTGGGTACAGCGGTAGTGCCGAAAATCGGCCCGCCGTTCGTCCCCGACGTCGGTGGTGGTCCGCACCTGCCAGGCCCGCACATCGGCGCCGTCCAGCAGATCCAGCTCGAGAAGGCCGCCGACATGGCCAGGCAGGAAGACAGGACCGCTGGCCGTCAGGCTCACGGTCCCGCCGACACTGAAATCGCCCGCCGCCGAGACGGTCAGGGCCTCATCCCGGTTGCGGTCCCGGAAGGGTCCGCCGACCGGCTGAAAGGGCGCCAGCACCCAGTCCAGGTTACTGCGGCGGCTCAGGGTCATGGGCGGATGGCCGGCGCAGGCCAGGTAGACCACATCGCCGGACTGCTCGAACCGGATGCCGAAACTGCCGTCGCTGCGGGTCAGGTCGTCAGCCAGATAGGGGCTCTCGATCTCCAGGATTGCAGGTGAAGCCCCGCCCGTCGTCAGTCGCCCGCGGTTGCGGAAGAACCGGACATAGCCTGGCCCGAACTCCAGCAGGAAGGCGTCGTCCTGGCTGAAGACAAAGGGCGCCAGCCAGCATCGGTCCGCGCTGTCCTTCACGGCCCCGACAAAGACGCTGCCCGCCGCCCTCTGCAGGGCGCCCTGGACCCGGGGGATCAGGTTCTCGCAATGGCTCAGGCCGGTGCGCCAGGGCTCCAGGTCCGGCCGGCCGCCCATCAGGGGCGACAGTTCTCCGGCGTTGAAGGCGGTGATGGCGGGATTGGCTCGCATGGCTCTCTGGTCCTGGCTCGGGGATGGGGAAGGGCGGTCAGGACCGGACGGTCAGCCAGTCGCCGTCCGGGGTCAGTTCCGGCGGCGCCTCGATGGCGTTGACCCGGAAGGCCTCGCGCAGGGCCAGCTGATAATCGCGCGCCGCCGCCTCGGCCCGACTGCGGGACTGGGTCAGTTTTTCGGCCAGATCCATGGCGAGGCGACAGACCACGGCCTCGGCGAACAGCGGGTCCCAGGCCGCCACATCCACCACCCTCCGGACATAGCGGATGGACAGGGGGGCGGCGGCATTGGTCAGGATCCGGCCGCCTTCCAGGGCGAAGGCTCCGCCCGGCGCCGCCGGCAGGCCGGCCACGTCGACCAGTTGCAGGCAGTCGGCGGGCAGGGGATACTGCCGGGCAAAGCCGAAGGGCGGCGCCACGGCCTCTGCCGGCAGCTGGGCCCGGGCCAATGCGAAGTGCCAGCGGCCTGTCCTCAGGACCAGGTCGCGGACATCCCCGATCCGGCTGCGGATCCAGCGGGCCCTGTCATCTTCGTCATCGAGAGACAGGATGCCGCCCTGGCCCAGTCTTGCCAGGGCGGCGTTGCCAATGGCGGTCAGGGATGCCGGCATCGCGCCGCCTCCCCTTCCTGCACAGCTGCGGACTTCAGCATCCGGCGCAGAACCTCACCCGCAGGCTGACGGTCCCGGTCCCGGTTCCGACCGTGTCGCCGGTCAGGGCCAGGTCATAGTCCACCTGCGGATCGGCGCTCAGGCCCAGCCGCTCCCAGAGACGCTTCTCGATCTGATCGATCCGGGCGGCGCTGGCCTCGTACAGGACCTCTGTCCCGGCCTGGGCCGAGGACAGGTCCAGGGCCGTGGCGAACAGGTCGTCATCGACCGCCGCGCCACCATCATCGGCGGTGCGATAGACCCCCAGGTCAAAGGCCGTAGCCCCGGTGATGGCGTCGCTGAACAGGGTCAGCTGCGAGACCCGGTCGGACGACCGCAGCCGGGCCAGGCGATAGACCGAGCCATTATCGTCGGCGGCGGCCACCTGGACCGTCCCGACCCCTTCGAACAGCGACCCTCGCACCAGATGGGCGGGACTGGGAACCCGGGGCAGGGCGTCCCGGTTGCTGATGGCGGTGGATCTGGTGTTGGCGACAGTCATGTCAGCTCCTTGAAATGCGGGAAGGGCGGGGTCAGGCGATCATCAGCTCTCTGTGCAGAGCACCTCGACCACTTTCTTTTCCTCGGTGCGGGTGGCGCCGATGGTCACCGAGCCGGTGATCTCCATGGGGTTGCCTTCCAGGTCCCGGCGGGGGCCGATATCGGTGGCGACGTCCGACCAGACGCCCAGATGCATGCCGCTCTTGGCGTAGATCGGCACCCGGCGGTGGGCGCCCGACTGGGTCAGGCGCTCGCAATGGACAAAGTCGATCCCCAGGAACCGGGTGATGATCCCGTCCTTCAGGACCGGCCGGTCGCCGCCATTATAGTCGGCCGAGGTGATCTGCATCTCGCCCAGCAGGGCGTCATGCTGGATGCTGTTGACCACACAGAGGATCTGGTCGCTGGCCAGGTCCACCTCATTGGCCATCAGGATCTTCTTGGCGGCCCGCAGCTTCAGGACATTCAGGCTGGACCCTGTCCCGCCGACATCTACCGGGACCCGCTGGCTGTCCGGAAAGGCGGTCGTGGTCCCGCCCTGCTTGCCGGTCCGGGCGTCGGCCCAGAAGGCGCGGATGATCTCGTCATCGATCCGCCGGCCCAGGCTGGCGGTACAGGCCTGGACCAGGGGGTTCTGGGGATCGGAGGCCGTTTGCAGGAGATCGATATTGTCGATGATGTCGCTCCAGTCGAAGAAGCGCGGATAGGCCCAGCGCCGGTCAACCGGCGTATTGGCCGCCTCCTTGGGGGTGGCCCGGCCGGTACGCTCCCGGGCTTCGGTGACGCCATACTGGTCGACGGGCGAGGCGCCTTCGCCCCGGTGCTGGCCGGTCATCACATGCTGGCGAAGCTTCGAGCCCCGCTGTTGCAGCAGCAGGCTGGCGGTCTTGGCGAACTCGATGCGGTAATGGCCGCTCAGGTCGGTCATGTCCTGGATCTCCGTGCGATGGGGTTGGGGAGCGGCCGGCCCGGAGCTGCGGGCAGGCAGGGTCGGTCACGCGTCGCCTGGGGGCGCTGCGATCGGTTGACGGTCTTGAGGCTTGTGTCTGTTGAGGCGCGGCCTCAGGCGGCGCCGGCGATCCGGGTCAGGCGGGTCCATTCGGCCCGCTCCTCCGAGCCGCCGGCCATCCAGCGGGCCTGCCAGGCCTGGTCGCGGCGCAGGGAGGCGATGCGGCTCTCCGCCTGCTGGGGGGTCAGGCCGAAGCCGCCCTGGCCCTCGCCCTCGATGAACCGGTCCTCTCCCAGTCCCTGGCCGATCCTGGCGAACAGGCTGACAGCCCGGCGGGTGCCAAGGCCCGCCTCTATGGCCGCCATCTCGTCCCGTGTGACGCCAAAGGTCCGGGCGCCGCGCTGGAACTGCTCGCGGTTGGTGGCGAAGGCCGGGCCCCATTCGGTCTTCAGGGCGTCCCAGTCCCGGCGCGATTGGGCGTGAAAGTCCTGCTGGTCCTGGGCCGATCGGGCCTCGACATAGGCGTTCCATTTCTCGGCCAGGGCGCCGGCCCGCGCCTTGCCCACCCCGGCCTCGAACAGCCATTCGGCGGCCTGCTGGCTGAAGGCGGCATCCGCCCCCGCCAGCTCGCCCAGGCCATAGTCGGCAGCGCTGTCCGGCCGGCCAAGGGCGCGGAACAGCCGGTCATAGCCTTCTGCGTCACTATCATCTGTGGGCAGATCAATGGATCGGGACTCCGGCAACAGGGGCGGTTCGGCCGGGTCTGGCGGGTCAAGGTCCAGGCCCGGTTCCGGGGTTTCGACAGGCGGCGGGGCGTCAGTCATCGGCGTCATCTTCCTTCAGATTGAACAGGGCCCGGTCGTCGATTGCGACCATGGCGCGGATGCGGTTGAACACCTCCTGCCGGCCGATGAGCCGCAGGGTGGCCAGGGGATCGACGGCGCCCCCGGCCGTCCGGGCGACCGGCGCCTCGGGGACCAGGCAGAATCGCCTCAGGTCGGCCAGCACGGCCCGGGCCTCGCCTGACCGGCCATCGCCGAACAAGGCCTGATAGGCGCGCTTTCGCCGCAGCAGGGGATGCAGGATCATGCGGCGTCTCCCAGGGGCGCCGCCTGGCTGTGCAGCAGGTCCAGGGGCGCGCCGCGAATCTCGGCCAGTCGCCTCAGGGTCTCCGGACCCTTGATCAGGCTGGCGGCGGCCGGGTCGAAGGAGGCTATGGCCGCCGCATCCTCCAGCAGCCGCAGGATCGCGACGCCTTCTTCCGCCCTCTGGGCCCTGGCCAGGGGCGAGGTGTATTCGACATCGGCCGTCACATCCTCCAGGCTGTCCAGTTCGGGCGGCATGGGCGGCAGGACGCCGGAGGTGGCCAGGATATCCAGCTCGGCCTGGATCAGGGGCGCCAGAAGCTCGGACTGCAGCCGGCCCATGACCGGGGCCAGCAGGGCGCCCTTTTCCTGGGAGCGCAGCATGGCCTCTGTGGCCGTCATCTGCGGCGTCTCCACCAGGATCTGGAACAGATTGACCAGAAAGGCCTGGTTGATGACCTCCCGGGTCTGGCTGACCATCTCGAGCGTGATGGGCAGGTTGGCGCCCACCTTCAGGGGCTTGACCAGTTCCGCGCCGTCAAAGCCCAGGGCCCCGCGATTGAGCGCCCGGGGCTGCAGCTTGAAGCCGGTCATGCCGCCCTCATCCGACAGCAGCAGGGGCGGTTCGGCGATCAGCTGGCCGGTGCGCAGCAGGGTCTTCTGCTGTTCATTGACCGTCTTGATATCGGCCAGGACGGTCATGGCCGGGCCCCGGCCATAGACCTCGCGCGGCGCGGTCACATAGCGGGCCACGGCATAGCGCTGGGTGCGATAGCCCTGTTCCTTGACGACCCGGCGCTCTTCGGGCGCCACATGCCAGCTGGCATAGGCCATACCCCGCCAGTCCTGCCGCGACCAGTCGGCGTCGTCCCGGGGCCGGACGCAATGGATGACCTCGAACCGCCGGTGCGGCTCCTTTTCGGCGGCCCGGGCGATGCTGGCCGGGGTGTCGTCGCCAAACCGCCGCAGCCACTGGCGGGCGGTCAGGTCGAACCGGCGATGGACGGTGTCGACCATCCCCTGGAAGTTCTCGGAAAACCAAGTCTGGGCGAACGGCACCGACCGGTAGCGCAACCCGCCGGCCTGGTCGTCATCGACAAACAGCACGCCGTTGCCAAAGGCGCCCAGCCCCACGTAGGTCTCATGCGCCTGGCTGGCGAAATTGGCCCCGGCCGCATAGCGG